TCCCAATCCAGCTGCATGTGATAGTTCATGGTTAATATTAGTTACCATTTCAGGGTATGTAAAGTTTTTACTGCCAGATTCACCCCAACTAGGAGCTAATGACATTTTATTATTAAAAGAATTATACACACCACCCCAACCGGGTAACATGTTTTCTCTAGTATTCCCAATGATTTTATTTACTCTACTGAATGCTTCAGGATATTTACCCATCTGATTCATAAGAGCTAGACCAGTCAATCCACCCGTTTCATTTGATTCATCTCCCATTACATCGATGTAAGGTGTACTGAGCGGATTATTGAATAAACTGTCAATTATAGTTTTAGGTTTCGGCTTTCTGAGTACACTATTTATTAACTCGTGAATCTTCTCACGAGAAAGTGACATTCCTTCAGTTGTATTTTTCGGCCACTTCTCTTGAGCCATGACTAATGCCTGTAACGAGAGACAGGTTTAATGGAATCTTCCGACTCAATTTTCGCCATGTTACGATAGAATGCCGTCCAGTCATTGCTATCAGTTAACTTATGCACAAGTGCTTCCTGTGCTTGAATCTTCTTGAACTCCTGATTACTCTCATCGAAGAATGATTCCGCAGCGTCAACTAGATATCGAAGTCCATCGATGGGGTCATCACCCTCGAACTCAGCTATATCCTCCGCAGGTTTATTACCTTTAGGCTTATCGTAAGAACACGCCTTAATTGCTTCGACGAGAACCGGACACGCGCCGTCGAAAATCTGGAGTTTTGGGATATTGGATTCGGGTTCCTGCGTATCGAATGATTTGAGATAACTCTTATACTCATTCATCCCTCGATTACGCATAATCCACATGGCATAGTCTTCGTTGTATATTCCTAGTTCAGTTGGATTCACTTCTTTTGGCTTCCATCTAAGATATTCATGGATGAGTAACTTTCCAGCAATTCTACTTCCAGGGCTGTTATTACTAAGTTCAACAGATTGTCCAAGTTCGTCTTCAATTTGCTGCTGGATTGTATGTTCTTGACCTCTCTCTTGGCCCGCCGACTTACAAAATCTGATAAGTCGTGGACTTTCCTTATCGATGTAGAGTTTGACATGAGGTGCCCACTCAGCTATCTTTGTTTTAACCCAATACTGCTCACGATAGATGTACACGCGCTTGGAGGGACTAATTGCCGCGTAGCCAATCCATGTCATCGCAGCGAATCCCCAGTCACCTACTACAATACGCGGCCACCATTGTGGAATCTCAAACTCTGGTACAACGTGTAATGCATTAGCAGGTTCATCATCAAATTTCTTAGCACGAAACTCATCGAATACCTGACCCTGATATGCATCCCAATCGCCTAGGAGCTTAGCCTTTCTCTCTGCTTCGATTGTGATTCCTTGAAGTGATTGCTTGTATGTTGGATCAATGTATTTGTTATCTTCAAGAGTTGAGTGTATATATATTCTTTTGTTACCTCCTCTACCTACAATTATTTTACCACCTTTAGGAGCGGGTTTGATGAATCTCTTATAAGTCCACGTATGTCCAATTCCACCCGGCATGCCCGCAGCCCGAATAATAGCGGGTAATTCCGGTACAGGCGAACGAACTCTTTGAAAACCGACGTAGAGATAGATCCACTCAGTGATTGATGTAAGCTCATCAGGAGTGAATAGGTTAATCTGCATCGTATCGTATTGGTGTACATCATCTTCATTCTCACAATGACCTAGAAATATCATTGCTCCTTCGTTATGACCACCTGTACCGCCATATTGGTCTGGACGAGGGAATGTCCAGCACATTTCAGTCTTGTTGAGAGTTGCTCCAAACTTGCGATACAGCTCTCTACTTCGGGGAATAATTTCATTTCGTAGTTCTGGATAGGTTCTCCGCATGAACACTTGCTTAAACTTCGGGTGTTCATGCCATCGATGGACAATTCCATAGAGAAGTAATACATCTGACTTGCCCGAACCAGCTCCTCCGCCATAGAATGCTTCCTTTATTGAAGTAGGAATGGATAGAAACAGTTCCTGCTTTGGCTCAGGCTTCCATTCATTCCTGTTAATAGGTGAGTCCATTTGACTACATCATCCGACGATTCTGCGGGCGCATCCTATCCATGAACATACTTCGCTTTGGTTGCATTGGCTGTTGCATCTGTGGAGCCTGTGGAATAGGCATCTGTCCACCCATATCAGGAGGTGGCTGCATCATAGGTTCAGGCTGACTCATCTGTGGTTCTTGTGGAAGGAATGGCTGAGGCTGTCCGAATGGTTGCATATCAGGTGGTGGAGCCTGTTGCTGTTCCATCTGTGGTGGTGGCATCATTGGAGGTGGTGACTTACGTCCCATCATGTTACCTATACCACCAGCAGCCTGACCCATTGCAGCAAACTTACCACCCATACCACCTGATGGATTAGGAGTAGGTCCAATGCCTAGTTTACTCGCACCCGGCATTGCTTTAGCAGCAGTCTTCATACCGGGGATAGCACCAACAGCCTTATTGATAGGCTTAAGTGGAGCTTTCATTGCCTTGCCCATTGCGCCAAAGAATCCCATGTTACTTACTCCCTATCATCTGTGAATTACGCCAAGTGCCATTGACTGACAGAGTACTGAACACAAATGAACTCGACGCGGCTTCACGGAATACAATACCATTCACGAATATTTGAACTGAAAAGAATGCCGATGTAATAGTCGCAGGGAATCCAGTTGGAGTTGCTTCTAGTGAAAGAAAGATGGATGGTTGATTTGAATTCCATGTAGTGAGATAGGGTAGAACAGATGTGACTTGAGTCAATCCATTTAATGAATCAGAGTGTCTAATCGTAGCTCCTATTGCATTGCCTGTAACTCTATATTCTATTTTAGCTGACTGTGCCTGTGGTAGTGGAGTTGGATTAGTTCCAGTCTGATTGGCAGTTGGGGGCTGTTGAAATACATAAGTCTTATCACACGCTCCCGCTAATGCGACGATTAGAATGAGTGGGGTGAGTCTCATATACTCCTTTTACTTACAAGTCACGATTGTACCTACACCAGCAGATCGAATGAATACTGCTCCGCTCATGTTGCCTGACGTGAATGCGGCCCATGTCGTGCCATCTAGTGATGTCTCACATGCAGAGGATGAGGTGACGAGACACAACTGAGCCGGGAGTGCGTATGTTGCATTCTGTGTCAACACTGTAGCAGGACCGACTGGTAGTAACTGAACAGGCATAATTAACTCCGTCGAAGCGTGTTATGCGCGGCTATCTTGGCCGGGGTTAGAATCAGAGGATAGACTGCTACATCCTGCAATAAGCCAAACCACGGAATCCCAAGAGAGACATCAAATCCAATTGAAAGAATTGCACTTCCTGTCGTTGAATGAATGAATGCATTACCTACATCCAATACACCATTCAGATAGAAAGATGCAATCGATGACGTGTTATTACATGTAACTACACAATGATACCAAGTGTCTACTGCTAGTATAGAAGGACCAGCGGTATTTCCACCCGCGCCCTCGAATATAACCATATTCTTTGAACCTCCTAATGCAAAGATTAGTTCACCGGCTAGTGGAGTTGCTGATCGATTAGATGCAATAGTTACGAATGACGCAGCATTAGCTGTTTGCTTTACCCACGCCTCAAGAGTTACGTTCGGTGGAGTAGACACTGTAGCAGCAGTAGAGATTCTACCAGTAGTACCATTGAATAACATAGCTTTACCACCAGTTCCTATACCAGTCTGATTCAGTGTAACTCCACCAGTTATATTTCCTGTCTTCCCACCAATTAATTCTCTAGCTGTAGTACCTGATAGATCATCTAGCGGCCAATACGCGGACGCTCCATCAGCTATAATAGTGGACTGATACGAAGCTCCGCCTCCGCCTGATGGTCTAGTAGCCGCTAGAATCTTCTTCTTCTTGAACATCTGACTGACTACTTAGGTTCTGGTGTAGGCGGACGCGTGTTATCAGGGACCAGAATCAGCCCATAACATGCGAGCCACTTCACTACGTACTTCCTACCGGGAGATGGAAGTGAGTTGTCAATGTCACCACTACCCGGAAGAGAGTTATCAGGCTGATTAGTTGGATCGAATGGAAACACGGGGAGTGTAGTGATGTGTCCACCACCGGGTAGTGTATTGGATGGATAGTTCGGACGCGCGGGTAGGCTGTTGTCAGGTCTTCCTCCACCTACACCCGGTACACCATAGGACGGATCGACTGGATCACCATTCTCAAAGAATGTGATGAGTGCCATCTTGGAATGTGCCATGTTACTTCTTCTCCTTTACTGATGGATGAACTGGTTGACTGACTGATGGTTCGACTTTATGACCAGCTAGTGTCTTCTGCTGATTCACACTAAGAGAGGAGGGAGTCCCATCGGTGAATGTGAAGTTCATCGGAGAACTCAACACACCATCATTACTCACCATGACGGGAACTACTGCCGGCCCACTGACTGTTGCCATGTTCACTATGGTCGTCAACTCCGTTGCCGACACATAAGTTGTGACTTCCTCACCACCATTGAAGATAATCTTTGAGGTAGAGGTGAAATTGGTCCCATGAACATGCAGAGTGGGATTAGGATCGCCTATCTCTGCTGATGCAGGAGTGAGTGATGTGACTGTGGGAACTTTCGTGATACCACCAGTCAGAATAAGGCTGATTGCAACGTATGCCTTATCAGCGAATCGACTATCTGAACTAGACTTGGCTAGAACTTTCTTGATGTAGTCACGTTGTTCATCAGTCACTAGTAGAGCAGGACTATTGAACAGGACTGGACTGAATGGATCTTGATAGAATGCGCGGACTACTGGCATCTCATCCTCCAATTATTCATTGACTGTAATCCT